ATAGCCGTCCTGATTATGAAGATGTGCCAGCAAGTGTTATTGCATTAGATTCATACACATTGGCAGATGAAATGATGAAAGCGAGAGAAAAATGATTGACGAAGATGTTGTACACGAGTACAGGATGCTAGAACAAGCACAGAGAAACTACAGATATTTGTTAAACAGAGCACCACATTGTCGTGACCCAGAGCACCCTGGTTGCGAGCGATGTGAAGAAACGGAGGAATGGGATGAGATTATTTAATGTTGACTTGAATAAGAACGGTGAATTGTGGGTCAAACCTACGGATGAATTCAATACGTTTGAATCTGAGGAAAAGAGAGAGTTTTACAAATTGTTGAAAGAAATGATGTCGCAGTATTACTACGATGAATTGGCAGCAGATATATTAAAGGACAGAAAATGAGAATTAACGTAAACAAACCTGAGTTGATAAAAATGATTGTGTCTTACATGGAAATGGTTCACCAGTTTGAGCCTGATGACTTTGCACACATTGTTTTTTACGATGAGAAGATGGACAAGCTCGATATTGACTATGTTGGGATTAGCTATGTATCAGATGACTCAAAGCGAACTGATATTTGATGGCGCTGACTACGATCACGAGCGTGATAGTCAAAGGCTAACAGGTCAACTATTGCGAGTGAAAGAAGCTATCAACGATGGGAGATGGTATACGCTTAAACAGTTAAGCGAGATTACTGGTGACCCTGAAGCAAGTGTAAGTGCTCAGTTGAGGAATCTTAGGAAACCTAGATTTGGGGCTTACACGATCAACAAACGATATATTAAAGCGGGTTTGTACGAATACGCTTTACAAAAGGATTATTGATGACTAAAGAAGAAATCATAGAAATGGCTAAACAAGCAAAGTTACCTCACGACTATGTTGGTGGTGGGTTAATGTGGCTAGATAAATTAGAACATTTTGCCAAACTGGTAGCAAAAAAAGCACTAGAAACAAAAGAAGGATTATTAGACAGAAAATCTTATTTGCTTGGTTTGTACGATCAAAAATCTAGGTTAGGACTAGAAACAAAAGATGAGCCTGTGGCGTGGGAACAGTTCCACGAACACATGGCGGGGCCAAATTATGTTGCACCACAGCGCACATGGGTAGGACTGACGGATGAGGAGATTGCGGAAGTCGAGGATGAATACATTATTGACTATCGCATTCCTGCGGGGTCTGCATGGAATTTTGCCAAAGACATTGAAGCCAAATTAAAGGAAAAAAATGAGTGATGTAGAACAAAGAACGGAGGCATGGCATTTACAACGTTTAGGCAAAGTTACGGCCTCAAGGGTTGCAGATGTCATAGCCAAGACCAAATCAGGGTACTCAGCAAGTCGTGAGAACTATATGGCACAGTTGGTGGTTGAAAGACTCACTAATAAGCCAAGCGAGGGGTTTACCAACGCTGCGATGCAATGGGGTACTGAGACAGAACCACTTGCTAGAGCTGCATATGAGCTTCACAAGGGCATTTTGGTTGAGGAGGTAGGGTTTATTGACCATCCAACGATTGAGATGTCTGGGGCTTCTCCTGACGGCTTTGCAGGGGATGGATTGATAGAGATTAAGTGTCCTAACTCAGCTACCCACATTGACACATTGGTCAAGAACAAGATTCCTGACAAATATGTGCCTCAAATGGTGTGGCAGATGTTGTGTACAGGTCGGACTTGGTGTGATTTTGTGAGTTTTGATCCGAGGATGCCTGAAGATTTGCAGCTTTACATCCAAAGATTGAACTTAGAGCAACTTTATGCCAAGTCATTGGAAGAAGAAATCAGACAGTTTTTGTTAGAAGTTAGTGAAAAAGTAAACATTTTAAGGAGTTTAAATGTCAAGAACGCAATATGAAGTGACCGCAATTGTTGGGTCTTATACCAATTCAAACGGTGAGAAAAAGAACAGATACCAAAGAATTGGGTCGGTCATTGACACCAAGAATGGATTGATGTTAAAACTAGACCTTATGCCTTTGACTGATGAGCATTGGAATGGTTGGGCATATTTAAACGTACCCAAGCCAAAAGAGCAGTTTGAGGATAGTAGTATTCCATTTTGATTTGTGATATAGTAAAAGTGCTACAAGAGTAGTGTTTTTTGCAAAGAAACAAAGGAATTAAAAATGGGTTATCCAAAAATGGAAAAAATGCCTAAGGGCGTTATGTCATCAGATATGACTGGTGATAAAAAGGTTAGCGTTCCCAAAATGGACAAAGAGAAGTTTGTGCCTGGCGCATCTGGTGAGAAGATTCCTAAGGGAGCTTTGAGCAGCGACACAAGTGGTGAGCGTAAGATGCCCATCGAAGGTGGAGTTGGCATGGGTAAAGCAGACGGTATTGGTATGCGTGAAGCATCACACATGGGCCATCACGATGGACGCATGGGTGAGATGAAGGGTAAGGTTTCAGAAGAATCTTGCTACGATCACAAGCGTTACGATCACGTTCAAGATATGTAAAAAGCGAAACCCCTAGAAGATTGCAGTCTTTTAGGGGCTTCTAGCCAACACAAAAGGAGTTGTGATGGATAGTCATTGTAAGTCATGTCGTTATTTCTTGGGTAAAGATACACTAGGGCAATGTCGTAGGTATCCTGTTTACCAAAACAGACATGAGAACGAATGGTGTGGAGAATTCGAGAATAGAAAATATTCCGATGAACCCACGCCTATTCCTACTTTTGAGAGCATGGCAAGGGAACTAACAAGTTTAACGATCTACCAAGAGCCAAAGAAACGTGGGAGGCCAACAAAAAATGCTTAAACCTTTACGAGATCGAGTGGTTGTGAAGCCGTTGGTCAGAAACATATCTGACATAATCTATGTTGATAATAAAGAACCCTTTAATGAAGGTACTATTGTTGCTATTGGGCCATTGGTCGATCAGGCAATGGTTGGTGACTTTATTAAGTATGGGAACGGTGATTATCTTAACTGGCCTGTTCAGAGGATAGACGGTCAAGACTATCAAATTATTCAAGAAGCAGATATATGCGCCATTCTAGAGGAGTGATTATGTTTGAGACTACAGACAGAGAATTCAGATACGAAGTTGCACGTTACGCTATTGACCAAGTCGGTCCTGAAACAACAGATTGGATAGAGTTGGCTGACTTGCTTGTAGCTTTTGCTGAAGACGAGATTGAGTGGGAAGAAGATGACGAGGACGAAGAAGTTGCCTAAATGAAAAAGCACGATAAACCAATCGAGCACAAAACCGTAGGGAAGGGTAAAACCTACAACCCTACGGACAAAGGCGCTGGTATGACTGCCAAAGGAAGGGCAGAGTACAACGCTAAGAATGGCTCAAACTTGAAAGCACCTGCCCCAAACCCCAAGACCGAAAGCGATAAAGCTAGGAAAAAGTCTTTTTGTGCTAGAATGGCTCCTATTGCAGAAAAAACTGAAAAGGGTAGCCGTGCTAGAGCATCAATGCGAAACTGGAATTGTTGAAATTTGGGTTGATATTGCCGATTTTGAAGGTAAATATCAAGTGAGCAATCTTGGTAGAGTTAAATCTTTGGCTCGTACCAGGAAAGGGAAAAACAATTGTTTAGTGCCAATAGTTGAAAAAATAATGAAGCTGCACATTAAACAAGACAACGGAAGGCAAAGACCGTATGCAACAGTATGTTTACGAAATGGAAACATTAGAACAATACATGGTAAACAAAAACTTGTTCATCGTTTAGTTGCCCACGCATTTATTAAAGAATTGGAAGATGGAGAGCAAGTCGATCACATCAATGGTATTCATAATGACAATCGAGTTGAAAATTTGAGAGTTATGAAAACAATTGAACATTCTAGAATCCATCCAATAGTTTTAAATCCATTGCCTCGTGATTCTAAAAACGGACAATTTTTACAAAGGAACTGTTAAATGCCACTCATTAAAGGTAAGTCTGAGAAGACTCAAAAGAAAAACATCGAAACTGAAGTGAAGGCTGGTAAGCCAGTTAAGCAAGCAGTTGCCATCAGTTACGCAATTAAGCGTGAAGCAGAAAAGAAAACAATGAAAGGTAAGAAATAATGTTTAATTTTACACACACAACCCAAGAATTGAATTTGGTTATTCAATCTATGGAACATAAGATTCGTGATATGCAAGAGTTATTGGGCAAGATGATTGCCCAAGCACAAGCTCAAGCCCCCAAGCCTGAAGTTCAAGAAGCACCAAAGGCTGAATGATGCCAGGAGGACGCCCAACCGATTACGATGAGTCATTCTGCGATAAAGTCGTGGAGTTGGGCGCTATGGGTAAGTCTGTAGAGCAAATAGCCAAAGAATTAGGCTTTGCTATTAGAACTTTATACTTATGGAGAGATACTTATCCACAGTTTATGCAAGCCTTAAACACAGCTAAGGAATTAGAGCAAGCATGGTGGGAAGATCAAGCTCAAGCGTATATGTTAGAGCACAAAGATGGGCCAAAACTGAACGCAACATTGTGGTCTAGGTCGATGGCTGCTAGGTTTCCTAAGAAGTATAGAGATAACTCTAAGATTGAGTTGACTGGTGAAGGTGGAGCGCCATTGATTCCACACATACAAGTTAGTTTTGTAAAGCCCAATGAATGAAATTCAAGAGGCGATAAGTAGGGCAGAGTTTCCCCAAAAACTCCAATGTTTATTTGTTCCTGAGAAAGCTCGCTATCGCACGATCTATGGCGGTCGTGGGGGTGGCAAATCTCACTCGGTCGCAAAAGCGCTATTGGTCAAGGGAGCAATGGCAACCTTACGCATCTTGTGTGCTCGTGAGTTCCAAACGTCTATTAGGGATTCTGTACACAAACTACTGTGCGACCAAATTGACTTATTGGGTTTGTCAACGTTTTACGAAATAACCCAAAATTCTATACGAGGTAAAAATGGTACAGAGTTCGCCTTTGTTGGGTTGAAGAATAACATTGCTAACGTAAAATCATTTGAAGGAATAGACATTTGTTGGGTGGAGGAGGCCCAAACGGTTTCAAGAATGTCATGGAACGTATTGATTCCAACGATCCGAAAAGAGGATTCTGAAATATGGATCACGTTTAACCCAGAGTTAGAAACGGACGAAACCTATCAACGTTTTATTGTCAATGCGCCTGAAAATTCCGTAGTTGCCAAGGTCAATTGGTCTGACAATCCTTGGTTTCCTGAAACGCTACGACTTGAGAAAGACGCATTAAGAGCTAGAGACCCAGAGGCCTATAACACGGTTTGGGAGGGTCTATGTAGGCAAACGGTAGATGGCGCTATCTTTGCCAAAGAAATCCAATTTGCAGAGCTAGATGGGCGCATCACTAGAGTGCCTTATGACGCTACAAAGCCTGTACACGCCATTTTTGACCTTGGGTGGAGCGATGCTACTGCTATTTGGTTCATGCAGTTTGTAGGCATGGAAAATAGGCTTATAAGGTACTTTGAGACCAACCAAGAAACCATGTCTAGCATCCTCAACAAGATGCAAGGATTTGGGTATATTTACGATACTTTGTGGTTGCCCCATGACGCAGAGAACAAAACTTTGGCTGGAAATGGTCGCAGTATTGAAGAAATTGTACGAAATTTAGGTTATAAGACTAGAATAGTGCCTAAAGTACCAATTGTGGATTCCATTAACGCTGCGAGAACCATTTTCAGTAACTGTTACTTTGATCGTGAGAACTGCCATCAAGGGCTAGAAGCTCTGAGGCATTATCGCTATGAAGTAGACCCTGATACTGGGATGTTCTCTAAGACGCCTTTACATGACAATTACAGTCATGGTGCTGATGCCTTTAGGTACATTGGGTTAATGATTAGCGAACCTAAAAAAGTCGTTAAGAAAGCGCCTGTAAATATTCAATCTTCTTGGATGGGTTAAACATGGTAGATGATCTTGAATCTAGCGACTTAATAGCAGACGCACAAGCCTTTTTGCACTTATGTGTAGAGGCAGATATGATGAACCGTACTGAGGCGCTAGAAGACCTTAGATTTAGCGCTGGTGACCAATGGCCTGTTGAAATTCAAAACTCACGCACTTTAGAGTCACGCCCATGCCTAACTATTAACAAGATAGACGCATATTGTCGACAGGTTACTAACAACATACGCCAACAACGCCCACGCATCAAGGTTCATGGTGTAAACAATGAATCTGATGAGAAGATGGCAGACATCTTGACAGGCATTTGTAGGCACATCGAGGTCAACTCAGACGCAGACCAAGCCTATGATAACGCTGCAGACTACGCAGTTCGCATGGGTTGGGGCTTTATTAGGGTCAATACAGACTATGTGAGAGAGGATTCTTTTGACCAAGAAATCTTCATCAAGTCGATCATGAACCCATTTACGGTTTATTTTGATCCTAATTCCATATTGCCTGACGGTTCAGACGCAGAGAAAGTTCTAATTACTGAGGTTATTTCTAAGAAGCAATTTAAGGATATGTACCCTGACGCAGACGAGGGTGTTCAGTTCAACCAAAGGGGAGCTGGGGACACAAATGCAGAATGGGTGATGAAAGAAGATATTCGCATCGCAGAATACTTCTATACAGTACGCACAAAAACCAAGTTATTGCTTTTGGCAGATGGGTCAAAAATATACAAAGACTTGTATAAAGGTGACCCAAATTTAATCATTGACCAAAGGGACACGGTCAAAAAGGAAATCCGTTGGGCAAAGCTCACAGGGATGCAAATCTTAGAAGAAGGCGTGTGGGCAGGTCGTTATATCCCTATCGTTCCTGTTTACGGTCACCAATTGATTGTTGAGAACAAGCGCAAGAAGTTTGGTTTGGTGCGCCAGGCTAAAGACCCACAAAGGATGTACAACTTTTGGCAAACATCCATGACAGAATCTGTGGCTTTAGCGCCCAAGCCTAAGTGGTTGTTGGCGGAAGGTCAAGACGAGGGCCATGAGAACGAGTGGGCACAAGCAAACGTTAAATCTGCGCCTGTGCTCAGATATAAGCAAGTGGACATCGAGGGCAGACCAGCTCCTGTTCCTACTCGCATCCAACCTGAAGCGCCTCCTGCGGGCATTATGACTGCCTCTGCCCAAGTTTCTATGGACTTGCAAGCAGTTATTGGCATTGTTGATCCTAACCAACTGCCCCAAGGTAATATCTCAGGCAAGGCTTTAAACGGTCAACAACAACAAGTTGACCTATCTAATTACCACTTTTACGACAATTTAACTCGTTCTATTCGTCACATTGGCAAAATCATCTTAGATTTAGTGCCTAAGATTTACGACACAGAGCGTGTAATGCGTATCATTGGTGACGATGGTAAGCCTGACTTGGTGACCCTCAATACGCCTGGAACTGACGAGTTTGGCATCAATAAGATACTGAATGACGTAACAGTTGGTGAATATGATGTGGTGATGGACACAGGCCCAGGGTACAACTCCAAGCGTCAAGAGGCAGTTCAAGCCATGATGCCTTTGTTTAGCGCAGACCCACAACTCATGCAAGTCGCTGGTGACCTATTCATTCGCAATATGGACTTCCCAGGTGCTCAAGTCATCGCAGATCGTTTGGCAGTCAACAACCCCTTGGCTAACATTGACGATAAATCTGCGATTCCCCCACAAGTTCAGATGAAGTTGGCTCAGTCTCAACAACAAGCTCAAGCCATGCAACAACAAATTCAACAGTTGCAAATGGTCATTAAGCAACGTCAAGACATTGAGAGCGTCAAGCAAGAGGCAGAAACCAAGCGTGAACTCATGCGTCAGACTGCCAAAGCGCACAACACAGAATCTATGCTTGAAGCTCGTGTACACGATGTGAACATGAAAGCAGTCACTAGCCAAAACAAGACAGAAATTGAGTCTATTATGGAGCTTTTAGTTCATCACATGGATACATCTAGGCTTGAAAAAGAAATTGCTGCTCGAAATGCTGAACAATATAGGTATGCAAATGAGTCAGTGCAAGGTTTACAACCAGGAGTTCAATGATGCCAACAGTAACAAGCGAAAACAAAAAAGAATTTGATCGTGAAACAATGGAAAAACGTGGTCAATTAAAAGAAAAACGAAAGATTAGCCCATCTAATGATTTTTACAGTAAATATAAAGAAAAACTTAATCCACATAAAGATTATTTTGAATTTGTAAAGGTGAATGAACCCCATATTAAAGAACACGCAAGCGGGATTGCAAATCAAATTAAAACTTTTACTGGATTAAACGAAAAACAAAAAAATAAAAAATATAACGAAAGAATGGGTGACATGAGAAATCATGTAACTGAAGCATGGGATTACACAAAACCTAATGATTGACAAAATAAGCATTTCGTGTTAAAAACACAAAACCTTACCTATGAGGTTCATAGGGTAAATTCTTGAGGAAACTCATGTCTGATAAAGAAGCGAGCCAAGTGCTCACAAGTGAAAATTCTGGTGATTTTTACGCACAAAAGTTAGGTTTAGCTAACGAGACACCTGTAGAAGCTGCAGAACCTACAGAACCTCCAAAGAGTGAACCTGAAGCGTTAGAAGAACCAAAACCAACAGAAGAACCGAAGCCCAATAAACTTGAAAAGAGGTTTTCTGACATAACAAAGCAACGTGAGATGGCTCGTCAAGAAGCTGAACGAGAGCGTCAACGTGCTAGTGAGTTGGAAACTAGGTTAAGAGAACTTGAGGCCAAGATTTCGCCAAAGCCTAATCTTGATGAGGAGCCAAGGCCTGACCAGTTTCAGGACGCATTTGAGTATGCAAAGGCTCTAGCTGAGTTTTCAACCGAGAAAGCGTTAAAGCAACGTGACCAGCAAGAGGTAGAGAGAAGGCAAGCGGAGGAACGTGCCAAAACATTTGAGGCATGGAACAAACGCCAAGCAGAGATCAAAGCCGAGTTGCCTGATTACGATGACATGATTGCATCTAGCGAGGTTGTTGTGAGCGACCAAGTTAGAGATGCGATTTTCGAGAGTGATGTAGGCCCAAGAATCCTATACCACTTAGCAGAAAATCCTGAAATAGCTGAAAAGCTAGGCAAGATGTCAACGCTAGGCGCTTTACGAGAGATTGGGAAGTTAGAGGCAAGGCTAGAAAAAGCTCCTCAAGAAGAAGTGAAACCTGTTGTGAAATCAAACGCACCGAAACCGATTAGCCCTATTCGTGCTTCTAGTGCTGCTACAGATACCAATGTGGACTCCAATGGTGAGTTTCATGGTACTTATCAGCAATGGAAAGAACAAAGACAGGCTAAGAAGATTAGGTAAAACTTTTTTCTTTTAAAGGATATAAATCATGGCAAATAATCTGCTTACCATATCCAAGATCACCAATGAAGCGTTGATGGTCTTGGAAAATGAGTTGACCTTCACATCAGAGGTCGACAGAAACTACGATGACCAGTTTGCGGTTGTTGGCGCTAAGATCGGTAACACAGTTAACGTTCGTAGACCAGGCCGTTTCATTGGTACAACTGGCCCAGCTTTGAACGTTGAAGACTTCAACGAGACTAGCGTTCCTGTGACTTTGAGCACTCAATTCCACGTTGACACTCAATTCACCACGCAAGACTTGGCTTTGTCTCTCGATATGTTCAGCGACCGTGTGCTTAAGCCCGCAGTTGCAGCTATCGCCAACAAGATTGACCGTGACGGTTTGGTCATGGCTAATCTGAACACCGCCAACATCGTTGGTACACCTGGCACACCTCCCACAGGTTTGATTACATACTTGACTGGTCAAGCGTATTTGGACTCTGAAGGTGCTCCTCGTGACGGACGTAGATCATGTATCGTTGAGCCTTTCACTTCTGCAACAATCGTTGATTCACTCAAAGGATTGTTTGTTCCTCAAGAAGCGATTGGTGAGCAATACCGCAAAGGCCTCATGGGCCGAGACAGCGGCGGCATGAACTGGCGTCTCGATCAAAACGTTGTAGCCCAAGGTTTTGGATTCTGGACAGGTTCTACTGCTGGTTCTATCACCGTTAATGGCTCTAACCAAGGTCTCGCATCAGGTTGGGCGCAAACTTCTACCATCAACATTACTGCAACTGCAACAGGTACATTGAACCCTGGTGACGTTATCAATTTTGCTGGTGTGTACGCAGTTAACCCCCAAAACCGTCAAGCGTATGGTTCTAACAAGTTGCGTAACTTTGTTGTTAAATCAGCAGTTGCGTTGACTAACGGAAACACAAGCGTGACAGTTAGCCCCGCTTTGATCTACGGTGGACAGTTCCAAAACGTAACTGCTTCTCCCACATCAGGCGTTGCAGTAACACCTTACCAAATCGGTGTGTCTTCCAACTCTGTGTACTCTCCACAAAACATTATCATGCACCGTAACGCATTTACGCTTGCCGTAGCGGATCTTGAGTTGCCGGAGGGTGTCCACTTTGCTGGTCGTGCAAGCGACAAGGAAATTGGTTTGTCAATGCGTGTTGTGCGTCAGTACACCATCAACAATGACTCCATTCCGACTCGTTTGGATGTCTTGTACGGGTGGGCTCCACTTTATCCAGAACTCGCTTGCCGCGTTGCAGCTTAACATTAAGGAGATTAAATTATGGCAAATCCAGGACCCGCAACCACAGTAAGCAATCACCCACAAAACTTGGCCACAAACCAAGCGTTGCGTTTGATTGCATCTGCACAATCCGTTAACTTGTCACAAGCCGGTGATACCGCTATGACAGTTATTGACGTTAGCAAATTTGTACCAGTTAGCGTAATCATCACCAATGGCTTGAACTCTAGTGGTAACACAACCACTATTGCTACTGCTACTGTTGGCGTTTACACAAATACAGGTGCAACAGGTTCGACCGTATTGACTACCGCTGCTTTAACTGGCAACACAGGTGGCCCTTATGTGACAATCTCTAGCGCAACAAATGCAAACACCGCTATTTCTAGCTTCTCCAATATGTACGTTAATGTTGGAACTACGATTGCAGCGACTTGTGACGTATTTGTTTATGGCTATGACCTCACATTTTTACCTTAATTTGTGAGTAAATAAGGAAAAGGCCATCCTCAAAAGGGGTGGCTTTTTTCGCTTTTAAGATACAATAAATCATTCTTTAAAGGAATAACCATGTCAAAAACTACCATTTGTCGTGGAAATGTTATAGCGCATACAATTTGCCAATTAACATTACCCGCCACAACCTTTTCTACTACAACCACAGAAGTTACGATTGCTTGCCCTGGTGTTAAAGCCACGGACATGATTCAAGTTCAAGTTGACGCAGCAATGACTGTAGGTGTTGGTATTGGCAATGCTTATACAAACGCAGACAATCAAATTACTGTTCGTTTGATGAACTTGACAGGAGCACAAGTGGTTCAAGCTGCTGCCACTCTGTTGGTTGGCGTTAAATCTTGTGAAGATAATCCTTTGCCTGTTAACGTGGTCTAAAAATGTCAAATACATCAGTATTTAGAATTGCTGGCCCTACTACTGCTATTAGTGTGACTACTGCATCTTCAACTGCAGTTACGATCACTCCTAACGGTAATGACCAGATCAACTATGCTGGATTTTTGAATACAAGTAATAACGTTATTGCCGTGACGATCACGCCTACAAGCGCACCCGCAGCGGTGTTGCCTGTGGCAGGAACGCCTAGCAATAGCTTTGTGCTTGGGGTTGCAATGACATCACCAATGGTGGTGGCAGTTCCTCCCAATTCATTTTCAGTTACAACAATCGGTACAGGTACAAGCACCTTGTATGTAACACCGATGTCCGATCAAACTTGATCTAAGGGGGTGAAATTCCCCCTTTTTCTTAGGGTTCAACATGACTGCAAGCAATAACGTCTCCAACACAGTTACCACTAATATATTGCCTGTTCAGGCATTATACGACCCAACAACTTTAGCGTTTATCACGTTCATTGGCCCTGCTGGTCTGCCATTTACGAGTGCTGCTGGTGGTGTGTCTAGCGTTGATGTCTCAGGTGGTACGACTGGTTTGACCACAACTGGAGGCCCAATTGTCTCAAGTGGCACAATTACCCTTGGAGGTACGCTTTCAGTCTCAAATGGTGGCACAGGAGCTACAACTGCTACTGGTGCGATCAACAACCTTTTACCTAGCCAAGCAACTCACGCAGGTAAATACCTAACTACAGATGGTACAAACACA